GTATAAGTTAAGGTTTTCCAGTCTGGTTATTATTGGCATCAAAAATTTCCTCTATGATTTGTGTTTCATAGGGCGTTGCTTTTGCCAGATATGCGTCTGCTAATTGGTCTTGCTGGTCTAGTGACAAGTCGTCGGAAGCTTTAAATGCTTCTCTAATTTTCTGTAACTCGTCCAAAAGTTTTACCCCATGTTCAGTGATTCTAATGTTTTTCACTGCTTTTCTCCTCATTCGTAGTTACCACTAAAGTAATGGTTTAGTCAAATTATGTACTAGCCTTGTACCACCTTTTATATTCAGAAACGCATAAGTTTAGACATAAAAAAAGGCCAAAAGGCTAGTTAGTTCGTTGTTATCACTGAAGTTTTTAAGCTTTCGGATTTACCACCAAAAGGAATAAAATATACTCCTAAGGGGGATTGATGTGTAAAGAACTAAAAGAAATAATCGCTAATTCTTCAGTGATAACATGGCGTTATGGTATGGGGGGAAAAATAAACTGTCAATAACAATTAGTACAAATTTCGCTGTGTACTAACTAGACAGATTTAGGGTAGTACAAGCTACCCTAGCCATTCGAATATTTTGGTGGTTTGCTCTTGTCGATCTTTCAGGCCGTGATAGCCACCATTTACACGCTTGGTAATCGCTTTGATTGTATCGGTGTCTACGCCTTGATCGCAAAGTTTAAATAAGTTGTTGGCTCTAAAAAACCAGATAGCGCTTTCAAAAGCATATTCGTTCTCAAGCAACATGGGGTTTTCCATAACGTCAGGTAAACGCATATCAGATGCAAACGCTCTCACGTTTGATTTGCCAGTGCATTGCAAAAAACCTTTTCCAGCAAATTTGAACCCATCGCCAGACGCTTCGTCACCGTTGCCCATGCGATTTGCGTAGACTTTATTTGCTAACTTCTGTGGGTCTTTTGTGTAAGGCATAGCATCCTCCACTGTTTTAAATCGGCTAGGCCACACCGCCATAAGTCGCTCTGGTGTGCTGTAGTACAGCCCTTCTCTGGTGCGCTTAAAACCACCACTTTCGTGATGCGCCTGACCCAGCAAATGTGCAGCGCGATTGCGAGATAAATCGTAATGCTTGGCGATAGCATTGGCTGTGTTTTTACCAAATGCACCGTCTGCTACAGCGCCAACCTTGGCTTGCAAACTTTTCATTGCATCGCTCATTTTTTGCCTCCGAAAAACTTAGTTGCGGCTCTCACACCGAAAGAGGCACTTACGATCACGCCCAAGGTGTATTGATAGTAGCTCGGCATGGCCTCCAAAGCAGTAAAGCCCTCAGATACGATACCCCTGCCCCAATCACCGCAAAACGCTAAAATAAGCGGAATAGAAAACAGAATAGTTAGCCATTCGTCTTTCCACGAATTAGCAGAGGCATTTGCCATAATCCGATCCCATTCGGCCTCGCTCGTAGCAGCAGACACCATGATCTGCGCTTCCGCTTCTGCCTTGGCAACCTTCACTTTGTTTAGCGCTGCCTTTTCCTCAACCTTACCGTTGAGCCAAGTACCAGCAAGATTTGCTATTGGTGAAAGAAATTGCATCATTGTCCTTTACCCATGTTTGTAAATCCGTAGTAACTGGCAACAATCGCAGCGATAGAAACGTAATAAATATTGCTCATGCTGGATAACATCACTGAGGCTTGCGGTAGTTCCATCCATTCTGTGAAAACAACGCCAAACGGAAACACCAGCATACCAGTTAAACTAAACCAGGCCATTCTACGCTGTGCATCGCGTTTGGCATCCTGATCAATCATTATTCTTCGACGGTCTTCGAGCATTATTGCTCTTTCGTCTGGGTCTATTTTTCCGTTGTCGTTGAGGTCGTACTTCGCTTTTGGCATTTTCGATTACCTTTCTTAAAACCTTGCTGTCACTTGTGATAATCACAACCTTGCCGTTATCGTCATAAACAACAAAGCGATTGTGTTTAATTTCCAGTAACTTCAAGGCAAACAACAGTCTGAGAATTGTGTATAACCAGTGCTTGCTTGGCCTTCATCAATTCAACTTCGCACTCTTTCAGGTCTGCGTATGAAGAGCCAATCTGGTAGTAATTTAAGTTGTCAGTGTTTACGAAATGCAAAAAAACCAAAACGTAAATCATGGCAACCAATCTCGCACATTTATCCAGCCCATAAAATGTAGATAGCCAGTAGCGCCGATAAACGTAAATATCAGTAAAACACTTATGCCAACGACGGTAATCATTAGCTCTTGCCGCTGAATAGCATCACGTCTGGCTTGGGCTTCTGCCTCACGTTTTTCTGCCAGCACTTCCTTACGTATTCGCAGTAGTTCCAGCCACTTGCTTCTGCCATAGGTTTGTGTAATCCACTCTTGAAGTTCGGCCTCTGCTTCAGCAGCTTGCCGTACTTTTGCCCAACGATCCAATGCCGTTGCGTTTACGCTTTTGGTTGAGATACCCTTTTTTTGTAAAGTTTTCTTTGCTTGGTCAGTTGCATCAAAAAATTCACCTATTTGTTTACTTAGACCAGCGACAGATTTACCGGCTTGAAGACCTAACTTTATGCCGCCAAGAATTGTGATAGGATCAACCATTTCACATTCCGTCTTTTCTGCTAAACTCCACAGTTTTTTCCAGCACAGCTATACGTGCTTGCAGTTTGACAATCGCCATCATATGCGAAGCCATCGACCCAACGTCCTCATGTAGTATGTCGATTTCGTCAAAAATCTCATTGTCAGATTCTTCCATATCCTCGTAAAATTCAGCAAGTATATCTACTAGTTCAGCCAGTTTTTCGGTGTTTTGCTCTACATCACGAATGAGATTTGTGCGGTCAGTCGCGTTGTTCTCTACTGTCAGTACGTTCACCGTTTCTTCCAGATTTGCGATGGTACTCGCCTGTTGTGCTGTCCACCAAATAAAACCACCGATTTGCGCGATTACTACACCCACAACCGCGATTGATACTTTTGGCAACTTGTCTGACATGGCCTAGCCTACGAGCGTCATCCGTATGAGCAAAGCAATGATAAACCCAGAAGTAGCTATATAAATATACTCCAAGCGTTTTACACGGTTGAACAGATCGCGCATTTGTAGATCAACAGTTGTTTGCAATGCGACTAACTGCTTTTCCATTGTGTCTATTCTTTCATGCGCCGAGGCGACTGTTCTCTTATCCATTAATTTACCTTTGCTGTGTCTTCTTCCAGCGAACCAGCAAGCATTTTAACAAACGCCTCACGACCTACTGTCATTTGATCTAGGCTAAACTGTGCAGATCGTATTTTACGGTCTAAGTCTTTTACGTGGTCAATCATTACTCTTTGCTGATCGTTAAGCTGGTCTTCGCTGTATTCTTTGTCGTTAATCATAATGGCGTTTGCTTGTTTATCTGCCATCGTATTGCTCCTGTTTGTTTGAAGTTTATCCTTCTAGCGCCGCTTTTTCAGCTTCTTCTTGTCTATCTGCCGCTGTTTTTACAACTCCCAAAGAAAATGCTTGTGTGACTTGAGCATCTTCACCTGTCGCAATAGCAACATCATTTGCGTTGCAGTGATCCACAAGAGCCGCAATGATTTCATCTTTTGCTATTTTTGCTCTGTTTTTTAGCGTATTGTCAGCCCAATCCTGTGGAGTGTTTGCTGCGTATTCAAGGCACTTAAATTCTGTGTCGCTTAAAGTTACTGTGATATTTGACATTTATTTTCTCCTAACCTAATAAAATGACATACATGGAATTATAAGCATCATTTCCATGAACTTTTCCTGCAACACAAAAAAATTCAACATAATCATTAGCCGATAAATTTTTTACTATAGTGTTTGCAATTGTAATATTACCAGCCACCCCTTGCGTTAGGCTTCCTGAAATCTGAACATTGTTTACTCTTATTGCTACTTGCGTTGATGCGTTTTCAGAAAGGTGACTGTATCCAATCAAATATGCTCCATCCACTGGAACTGTGATACGATCTGTGCTTGAATCCACAGTCATCCCACCTCTAGATACTCTATTAGTGTTTATTTGAATTTTTCCTATTGCTGTTTCAGATACATTTGTACTCCCTATGCCAAAAGGCTGATTTGGAATTGTTACAACACCCCCAGATGAAATAATTAATCTATTTGCCGCACTTGTGCCAAAAGTCAAACTGTCATTGTTATGAGCGTATTGTATGTATCCTCTAAAAGCAGCCGAACTAGCACCATCTCCAAAATGAATAGTGTTTACCCCATTTGTAGTAGAAAAAAACTGTATTCTACTTGCACCGTCAGCCGTAGAATCACCTATTGTTAAAAATTCAGAAGGGCTAGAATTTCCAATTCCAACGTTTCCTGAGCTATCGATACGCAATCGATTTCCAGCGTTTACACCAAAAATCATTGCATTTGTACCGTGGTCATAGGCTAGATAACCTACATCAATATCAGCAGTGTCACCAAAGAATATTCTTGAGTTATCTCCAGAGTTATTGCCAGTATTTATATAAACATCAGTATTGCCAGAACCTGTTATATCTAGATTACCATCAGGCGAAGTCGTACCAATTCCAACCCGATTATTCGTCTGATCGAGAAATACTGGTGTGCCAGCGCCTAAACCGTCCTTCAGGTGAGCCATTTGCTCCCTAAGCGCATTATTCACATTACTGGGAGCCATACCTTCAGCGATGTTAATGCCATCAATGTCCGTGTTGTTAGCGGCGGTAGAGTCGTATTCGCTTATCTTAGTCTTTGCCATTATCTAAACCTTTCCTCAAGGAGTCTTAATTGTTCTAAAGTGGGTTCTGCTGTCGCTGTTGCTGCGCCTAAAGCTGGTGCTGCCGACCTTGTAAATAAGCTTGGCGCTTGGATTGCTCCACGACCAACACCTCTACCAATCGGATTGCTATAAATTAATCCAGTCGCCGCAGCCGCTGGTATGCCGTACAAAGCCGCAGCCGCTGGATTTCTAGCAGCTAAAGCCGCCAAACCACGATCAACAGTTCCACTATTTCCTAATTCTCTTCCTACTGTTTCTTGAGCTTGCTGCGTTAGCTCTTGCATTGGAGCATCGCCCCTTGCCACCCTGATCTTACCAGGCGACCTATCTGTTGACCTTATGGCTGTGTTAAGTTGACTTGGAGTAAATACGCCCCCTTGAAGAGAAGACCTTACTACCGCGTTTTGTATGGGAACTAAATTAGCAAACGCCATGCGAACTTTGCCGTATTGCTTTGCAACATCTGGGTTTTCTGCTGTAAGACTTTTCCTAAGAGCGGTTTGAGTTTCAAACAAAGCTCTACCAAGTTGCCTTTGGTTTGGGTCTGCACTTTTTACAAATTCAACGGCTTGCTGTCCTAGACTGCTATCAATATCCTTTAAATCTGATCCTGATAAGCCGCCTTTCTTTATGCGATTACCAATTGATTTATCTATTTTTGCTATAAGCTGTTTATTCATTGAGTCAGGTAAATCAGCGTTGTCTTCAATTATCCGCACTAATGAAGCCTGAAAATCACTTAGATTACTTATTTTAAGTTTTGGTATTATATCAGCGTAGGCTTTATCTATTTCGTTTCTAGCAAACTCAAATGCGTCATTACCTTCTAATCTCTTGGGAACAGTTTTTCCTAAAGTAACCAGCGCCTTATTTAAAGCACCACGGTTAAAATCTTTTACTGCTAAGTCCTGTGCTGACTCGATAATATTGCCGACGACTGGAATAGATACAGCAGCCTCCTCAAGTTTTTTAATTGAACCGCCAACAGTTTGACCAGGTGTAAGTCTTGCACCTGATTTTAATAAAGATTTTGCTGCATCGGATGCACGAGGTAAAATCGCGTCAGCCAACTTACCTGTGCCAGCGCTTACTACACCACCAACAGCAGCCGCTTTAGCTCTATCAACAGCATCACCTTCAGCAGAACCAGCAGCGTAAGCAGCACCCTCTAATCCAGCAATCTTTGCCGCACCTTTTACGCCCAACCTAGCCAAGCCAGCACCGCCAGCAATAGCAGTAGGCAGAGAGCCAGCAAGTTCTAAACCAAGTGCCGTTTTAGGGTTCTTTTCTGCAAAATCTTTTATCTCGCTGCGAATGTCACTTAAATTGTCGGCGTATGTTTCATCACCCATCAAGGTTCTTAAAGCAGCTTCGGCTTCATCAGCAGTACCAAAAGATAAACCTTGAAGTACAGCCCTAGCCATACCAGCTATTTTAGTGTTCTTTTTCTTAGGTTCGTTTGATGAAATGTTTTTTTGTTGAGCCTTTGCTTGCTCAATTAAAGCTTGCTTAAGCAATTCTTCTCTAGTCATAAGACCTACCTATTATTGGATTAACTCAATGTATCTGTCTATATCTGCGCCAGATAACTTACTTAAATCTGGTTGCTTTCCAGCAGCGATTGCCTTGTCAATTATGTCTTGCAACTCCTCATCAGAGAAGTTTCTTACATTTGTTGATGTGGTTTCTTCTGTCTCTAATAACGATCTATCTGGTGTAAATATTGATTTATCAATTTCAACTTCTTCTATTGGTTCATAACCAGATTCACTGTAAACTTGCCGTACAGCGTTATTGTGTAGCTTAACTTTTCTGTTTAAAGAGTTGGTTTTGTCTTCATAAAGACTTGCAAGCTGTTGCGCCACAATTTCTTTGTTTTGCAGCAAATTAACATCACCACCAAGATTGGCGATAATTCTTAATGCGTCTTGTTCTGTCATCACGCCGCCACCTACGGTTTCAATTCTAAACCTACCAATTAAACCTTGGAGTCTACCTTGAGCTAATCTGTTGCTTATCTCTGTTTTACTTAAAGTAGTGTAATCATCTATATCAAAAGCTCTTTTGAAAAAGCCACCAAGTAAGGTTTTAGCACTTGCAGAAAATTGATCTGCTAATCTTAACAAACCTTCGTTAGTATTGTTTACTGTTGTCATATATTCTGACAAACGCTTCATGCTTGCTCTGTCCGTGTTAAGCTCTTCAAAATTTTTGGTAAATTGAGCAAAGTTCGGAATTGTCTTGGCAAAGGTTGCATCAGTCATAGGACTAAAGTTTCTAATATCTATTAGAATTTTTTGCTCTGTTTCTGGGTCATATTGAAAGTATGTTCCGTCATACGGATCAAAATTTACTTCACCGATAATGTCGCCAGTTTCTCTGTTTTTATAAACGCCCTTACTTTGTATCGGAACTTTATTTCTCATATATTGTTCAAAAGTAAGATTTGGATTGTCTTTTTGTAACTCTTTGAAATTCTTAAAATCAGTTGTATCTGTTATTTCATCAGGCACAGTAACATCTGGGAAAACTCTTGTGCCATCATCAACAAATCTTTTAAAACCAGCAGCATCAACTTCTATTTCTCTGGGCTTATCTACAGTTGGTTTTGGCAAATTTCCTGTAAGGATGAAAGTTCTTAAAGCCTCTCCAGTCAAACCTTGTTCAGCTCCAATAATTTGTCTTTGCTGAAAAGCATTTGGCTTGCTTGCCGCCGCCTTTCGTGCATTTATCTGTTGAATTAAAGCTGGTTGATTTTGAATAGGCGTTGCTGCGATTAAAGCTTTCTCTCTTTCTGTAAAGCCACCTTTGGAAACCAAATCTTGCACTAGGGCTTTACGCTTACGCTCTTCGTCCATCTGGGTAACATTCTGAAACGTCTGTAAGCCACCACGAACAGCTTGCCCTATTGGTTGACCGCCTAGTATGTCAGTACCAGCTTGCAGCAATCCTAAACCGCCAGGCAAGCCCAACCCTGTCACCCTTTGATTGAAGCTATCAAATATGCCCATTACACAGCCCCCATTGCTTCGTTGCTGAGTGACGCATAATCAAGCATCAAGTAACCAGACGGATGAACATGAACGTGTTGCGGATAAACTTCTCTAGCTTCTTGCGCCATAAATCCTTCTGTCGGGTAAATATCAAACCCACGACTTTGCGCTTCGTCATTCCATTGCCAGCTATACATCGCCAAGCCATTCGCGTGTGTGCCGATCTGCTTAATGTCTTTCTTCAAGCGTCGGTCAGATAAAAAGCCTAGCAAGCCTAAACCGCCACCTATGCCAGCGCCCATTGCTGGACTAAACGCAGCAGAACCGATTGTATTAGCCAAACCAGCGCCAGCTAATGCACCGCCTAATCCTTGATTAATTGCGCTTGGCCCACCACCAGATTGCGTTGTAGTCGATCCAAACAAACCACTGCCCAGCCCAGCAGCGCTGAGATATGCGTTGAGTTCATTCTGATCGAGTATGTTTTGCTGATTGGCTTGTGCCGCAATCGCGTCTTTTCTTGCTTGGTCAATCCCACGCTCAAGAGCGCCAAGCTGTGCCGCTTGCGAGATAAGCGCTTGATCTGCACCCAGTAAGCCAGGTGCCGCAGTTATTGCAGCAAGTCGTGTACGTGCATCTGCCTCAGAACCAGCAAGAAGTGACTTTGCAGCATCAAGCTCTAAGGCTCTGTCTCTTTGTAAGTTTTGTGCAAGGATTGGTGCAATACCACTGCCTATCCCCTCGCCCAACGAGTCAGCAAAACTGTCAGAACCTAATCGTCCACCAAGAGCGTATTGAGAGCTTACGTTGTTTACAACGTCGCCAATCGCGTCATCAATTTGAGTTTGTAATAACGAGTTTGTACCGCCTGTTTGCGCTATGTCTTGAATAGTTTGTAAAGCAGTTGGATCAATAGCCTGATCCATTAAACCACCTAAGTTTTGTTGTGCAGTGCCTAAGAAAGCTGGTCTTGTTCTCAACGCAGCATTTGCCGCTTGAATTGCAAAGTCTTCACCAGCAGATAATCCAGCCGTACCTACTTTTGTAGCCTGTGGATCAAATGCACCAACCTGATTAAAAGCCTGTTGAAATGGATTGAAGTCTTTATAAGCCGCTGTAAGTGGTGCGGCTAACTCAGGGGGAAGCGCCTGAACATTCGTAACGGTTTGATTGCCGCCACCACCACCTTTTCCACCAAAAACGCCCATATTATAATTCCTTTTTATATGTTGTGTAAGCCTGATCCCAGCCAAACGGCTCTAAATACCTAGACCAAGCTTTTCTTCCGTAAGCTTCCAAATACTTGCAGTTGTTTCTATTTGCGTGTTCTTCAACAGCCTCTTGCGCCAAGTGAAGCCATTCTTTCATTCGAGTACCGCCAAGAAAGTCCATCGCTAGTGCGTCAGACTTAGGGTACTTTACTATTCTTGTCGTTACAGCGCCGACAAACTCATTTGTTTCATCATCAATCGCAGCCCAAACAACATACACATCAGCCAATGCACCCTTATAAACTGTTTCCAAATCAATTAATTTTGGAGTGAGAGAGATAGCTTTATCTAGCAATGGAGCTACGTGCGTCCAAACATGAGGTAAAAGCTGTGGGTGAATAGCTGTGAATTTCATCCGATAACAATGTAAAGAAAAGTCCTGTCTGACTGTGAGTTGTTAGCGTGAGTTATCGTAAAACTCTGCTTTGCTCTTGCAGATAAGAACATCGTGCCGTTGCCTTGTTCAGCAGCAGCATTTGCCGTAGTCGGCGTAAATAATATAACGCTGTCTTGTCCAACGCGAAAATCTGTGACCGCCGTAGATGCAGCGCTTGCCGTAAGCGTTACACTGCCAACAGCGTTAAACTTGCCGTCAACCAATAAGTTAACGACTTGCGCCGTTTGCCTTGGGTCAGCGCCGGAAGCTGGCAGTTTAACATAGTTAAAATCTGTCATCTGCGCCCCATAGCGCTCGCGTCTATGTCTACTCCTAACGCATATCGCCAATCGCCGTTTACACTCACACGTATGCGGTGATACCGACCACTGCCCCTGATTGGGCAAGTGTTGTCATTG